ACTGCACCAGGTATATCTGATGATGCAAACTTAGCCCTTACTTCTGATAGGTTTATAGATTTGCCCAACATTGCAGATAATTCCATTTCGGCTTTGATACTATCTTTATAGTTCATTACCATATTTCTACCTGCTGCGGCAACCTTATTAAAATTACCACCCATTGCTTTAACGGCGATAACTTGTTTTTGTAATTCTTTACCCGACCTAAAGTTATATTGTGCAATTTCTTTTGTAGAATCTGCCATATCTCTCATTACATCACCAGGATTTAATCCCATCATTTTGGCCATCTGACGAGTTCCTTCTAACATATTAAGAGCCTGCTCTCCGGTTGAATCATCTATTATACGAAAATTTGATGCTAAATCGGTAGCTTGGTCTGCACCTATTCCCATATATTTTGAGAATACTGCAACTTCTTTACCCAATCTTTGTGAACTATCTGCTCCTGCACCTAAATTTCCTGAAACACTTAAACTTGCATCTGATATATCTTTTGCCGAAAATCCTGCTTTTGCTAATAGTGATACGGCGTTTTTACCTAAACCAGTTAATGTATCACCAAAAAATGCATTTCGTAAATCTTGTTTGAAATTTGAAAGTGCGGTAGACATTTGTGCTGCAAACTGAACTCCCGCTTCTTGTATTGCAAAACTTGCTGAATTTTGTGCCTTTTTAAGTGCTATTTCATTTTCAACAACTTGGTCTTTCATATTGAAAGATGCAACCTTTCCAAAATAATCACCCAACATACCTTGTTTATATGCAAGATATGTAGCTGCACCTGCCAATGCACCAATTGCTGCTTTTATACCAGTGCCACTTGACAATGATTTAAATACATTTCCAACTTCATTTGCTAATGGAACCGTTCCCGCCATATTACTTAGGAATGACTCCATAAATCCATCCGCTTTTTGCATGTTCTTAGTAAAATCAATAGTTCCATCAGAAGTTGCCTCCATTGATTTTTTTATCTCTTTACCTGCGGTAGACGTTGCTTCAAATCCTTCGGTTACTTTTGCATAGTTTTTAGCAGCTGCCTCACTATATTTGTTAAATTGTTCTTCGGTAATTACTTTATTTTTAAGTAATTTTGCTAATCTTTTTTCCTCTGAAAAGAATTTATTTTTTGCAGAGTTTACTTTTTTAATATACTTTACCTCATTTAGAGTTAAGTCATTTTGTTTACCAAGTGTACCCGCGATACTTTGACTACTTGCTTTAATAGTTTCTACAAATTTTGAAAAAGTTTTATATCCTTTATTATTTTTATCAATTCCTTCACCAATGCTACGAACGGTATCATCCATTTCCGATGTATCCTCTAACATTTCTTTTGCTTCTTTTCTAGCTACTTTTAAAGATTCGGCTAATTTTTCTGCATTTTTAGTTCCTTTATCACTAACAGGTATGTTTGATGGATTATCCGCAGCAGGAGTTTGTGGTGTAGATGCACCTTTTTGTTTTCCTTTTACAATATTGTTTTTTGTATTTTTCCCCTTTGCCATTTATTAAAATTAATTTAAATCGGAGAAATCAATATCTTTGAATTTAGAATTGTATTTATTAAGTCTTTGTGTAGATGCGTCTATTTTAGAATTAATATCATCGAAAGCTTTCCATACATCTTCATCTGAATCTTTTATTTTATTCAAAAATTGAGTTTCTTTATTTTTAGACTTTGCAGTAAAAAATAAGTCCAGTAATTTAGAAAACATATTTATTTCTACTAATTTTTGTTTTGCCATGTTCTACGTTTGTATATAAATATAAATAATACTATTTTCTTCTCACTTTTGATGGAGCTGCAGATTTTCCTCTATTAGCTGCTTCTATTTGTTCCGTTTCGGATTTTTTAGATTTAACCAATTCATTCCAATAAAAATCTCTTAATTTAATAGGCATATGATATACATCACCCCATGTAAAACCACCATTGGAGTTATATATCATTTGAAAAATCTTTTGATGTATTGCTATACTATAATCAGTCGACAGGATAAAAAAAGTCAACCCCAAACGGGATACGAAGTGCCTCCTCCTCACCACTAGCCGTTGTATACTTAAATTTCAAATCTAAGTCGGGAGTAATTGAGTTTGCATATTTTCTAAGAGCTTTTGAATCTCCTGCTAATAATCCATTTGTAACAAAATTACTAATATGACCAAAATCTCTTACGCCATCTACTTCTACAATTTGTCTCCTATATCTAGCCGTAATTTCACCCGAATTTTTTGTAAGTTTTTCGATTGCTTCAACATCTTTGTTTATTGCCATCTCATCACCATGTGTAAGTAATTTAAACTTAATTTGTTTTTTAGATTGTGGTAAAATGAAATCATATTCATTTTTTCTATTTAACAAATCTCTATCAATATCCTTTGTTTGTATTTGAGAAAGGTCAACGGTAACCGATACAGGTTCTCCTGTTTCAGGGTCATCAACATTAACATCATAATCAGCACCAAATGCTAACATACGAGTTGCAACTAATATTGCATTTTTGTCACCAACTAAAATATCATCTATACTAACTCCTGGTTCAACCACTACTGACTCCAACATCTTATTAATGTGTTGTCCTTTTCTAATTAAATTAACCGAAGTTAGAATATCTTCTTCTTTTGCAGTTAATAATTTAATTGTAAGTTGTCCTTTTGATAATGGAGATGATTCTGGATAACATAAACCCTCAGATGGTAATGTTATAACTTCGGTTGCGAATGGATAAGACTTTGGCATTTGCACTGCTCCTAATCCACCTCTAGTAACTTCTTGTTCTATGTTTTCGTTCATAATATAACTTTTGTGTTTATTATATATATTATATTTTTCAAAAATAAAAAAAGGGAGAACATTTCTGTCTCCCTTTCTTTTTTACTATTTTTATTAAATTAGAACTCTAAGATTGCGTAATCGTAAGTTAATTGTAATTCAATTGAAACTGGGTCTGTTGTGTTTGACCAATCTAAATCACCAAAGTTAGCTTGAGTGATGAAAGCACCAACTAATGACCATTCTTCTACGATATCACCTACTGGTCCCAATAATTGGAATGTAAGTTGCTTCTTATAAAAAGCTGCGTATCCATCTCTACCTGTTAATGACTCATGTGATTGTCTAATCCACTCCATTACTTGTTGTGCACCAGACGGAACGATTGGGTCATATAGAGTGATATTGATATCATCCCAAGTTGATTTACCTTTAATCTTTCTTTTCACATTGATATGGTCTAATTCAACCACTTCTGAAGTGAAAGTTGGTCTACTTGCTGTTTTGATGATGTAAGATTCAATACCATCTACTGTCATAATAAATCTATTCTGAAGTTTTGGTTCAAACTCTTTATAAAACATCTTGTCAAATCCTAATATTGTTGGCATCTTCGTTTATATTTTTGTTGTTCTATTATAAATATTTGTTTTTAAAATTATCCGTTAAAACTTGCACCTGTTGGTAAGATGTTGAAATCAATTTGAATGAATTCAGCTGTCTTAGTTGGTTGTAAGTAGATAGCTCCTTTAAGGATGTTTCTATCAATTACATCAGGTGTGTTGTTTGACTCATCCATTATAACTCTGAATGCGTATAAACCTTGTCTACTTTGAATTGAATTTAAGTAAGGATTAACAATGTTTAAAAACTTAGTTCTAGTCTCTGCTGAGTTTTGTTCGAATACTAAGTATCTGCTTGATGAAGCGATATACTTTCTAACTGTTAATAATAATCTTCTTACATTAATTCTATCCAATGCTGATGGTTTATCTTGTAAAGTCTTTTGTCCGAATACTACAATTCCTTGTCCTGGGAATTGAACGATTGGGTTAACTTTATTTTCATATAATGTATCTTTTTCAGCTTGAGATAATCTATCCAATACTGCAACTGCTCCAGTCAAACCACCTCTATTTAAACCTGCTGGTGCGAACCATTCTCCAGCTACGTTATCGTTTGCTGCGAATACACCTGGTAATAATACTGATGGTGGAACTGTGATTAATTTGTTTGTATTGATGTCGATAGTCTTAATCCATGGGTAGTAAACTGCTGCGTAGTTAGAATCAACTGACTGCGCTTGTGTTACCGTTGCTGATAATGATGTGTTTGCGTTACCTGCGTCTGCAATAAAGAATGCGTCACTTCTTTCTTCAACCATATCTAATATAGATGTGAATACTGAAGAGTGGTCTGCTCTATTAACACCAGGTGCTACAATCATATTGATATCATACTCATCTGTGTTAGATAAAGCTGCAATCATTTTGCTATATGCTACCGAACCACTTGTGGTTGATGTTGATAAGTTAAATCCTTGTGTGTTTCCAGGAAGAATGTCAGAACCTTTATAAATTGGAGTTGTTGGGTTTAAACCATCAAATCCTTCTTGGAATGCTACTACGAATTGTCTTTTTGCAACATCGGTTGAAACTGAACCAGTTAATGTTAAACTATCAGTTACATCTAAAGAATAAACTGCGTTAGAACCTGTTAATGCTCCTGTTGGGATTGGTTTGATATAAATTGTGTTATCCGTATTATTATCTAAATCAATACCACCATATTGTGTAGCAGTTGCAGTTACAAAAGTTACTGCTGGAATTTGTGCAGATAAAGTTGTATTTGCTAAAACAGGTAATTTATATGCAGCGTGTCCATAAGGAACGGCTTGTACCGGAATTCCTTCAGGTGCAACATAGTCTGCATCATTAGAGTTCCAAACTCTAACATATCTTGAATTAACTACCCAATCACCATGCTCTGTAATTTTACCTTCAGAGTTGATTGTTCTACTTCTATCACCAATTACTCTTGAGATATAGTTAGGAGAATTAGGGTCTAAATTCACATTGTTATATGTTTCTAAAATTGTTTTCTTTTTATTTGTGTCAGAATATCCTCTAACAACTACTGAGAATGTACCATAATCAGTTCCACTTACCGAACCTGCTGGTTTGATATTTGAGATACCGATTTTAATTTTGCTATTAGCTGCGTTACCTGCACCTAATGTAACAAATCTTAATACATTAAATCTTTGACCTGAAATTAACTGAGATTTAATCAATGGAGTCAAAGCTTCTTGTGCATCAAATGTAAATGGTTGGTCATCTAATAAATTTACCGACGCAGTTGTTTGTGTATCAAATCTCACATTATGATTTTGGAAAAAACCATACACATATGCACCTTTGCTTCCAAATGGAGATGTACCAAATGTAGATTCGATATCATTCACATCTTCTGGGTCAAGTGATGTACTTCCTGTAAAT